GAAGAATGTAACGATTTTCCTAGCGGAGCGAACGACGATTTGGTAGACTCCACTACATTAGCATTATTAAGGTTCAGGCAAGGCGGGTTTATTAGATTGCCAAGTGATGAACCAGAGGACATGTACGCCTTAATGCCGCGTAAAAAAGCGGCTTACTATTGACAGGATAAAAAATGGCAATTGAAAAGAGTTTATACCAAGCCCCAGTAGGTTTAGAGCAGTTAGCTGCTGAAGAGCCAACGGAAATCGAGATTGAGATTGAAGACCCAGAGTCTGTATCTATTGGTGTAGACGGCATGCCAATTCTGAAGATTGAAAAAGATGAAGACGAGGATGAGTTCAACGCCAACCTCGCAGAAGAATTAGATAGCGGCGCATTGGCTCAGTTAGCTGGTGATTTGACAGGTGATTTTGACGAAGATATTAGCGCCCGTAAAGATTGGATTCAAACATACGTTGATGGTCTAGAACTATTAGGTATGAAGATTGAAGAACGTGCTGAGCCATGGGAAGGTGCTTGCGGTGTGTACCACCCGCTACTATCAGAAGCCCTTGTTAAGTTTCAGTCTGAAACAATCATGGAAACGTTTCCAGCACAAGGCCCAGTTAAGACACAACTAATTGGTAAAGAAACTCCAGAGAAAAAAGATGCGGCTGCTCGTGTTCAGCAAGACATGAACTATCAGTTGTTGGAGAAAATGCCTGAGTACCGCCCTGAGCATGAGCGCATGTTGTGGGGCTTAGGTCTAGCTGGTAACGCATTCAAGAAGATTTACTATGACCCATCGCTAGAAAGACAAGTGGCGATGTTCATCCCTGCGGAAGACATTGTTGTTCCGTACGGCGCTAGCAGTTTAGAGTCAGCGGAGCGTGTAACACACGTGATGCGTAAAACAGAGAACGAGTTACGTCGTTTGCAAGTTGCTGGCTTCTATCGTGATATTGACCTAGGCTCTCCTGAAAACAATCTTGATGAAGTTGAGAAGAAGATTGCTGAGAAGATGGGCTTCAAGGCGACGTCTGATGATAGATATAAGATTCTTGAGATGCACGTTGACTTGGACTTGCCAGGCTTTGAGCACAAAGATGAAGACGGAGAACCAACAGGCATAGCGTTGCCGTACGTTGTGACTCTTGAAAAAGGTACACAAGAGATTTTAGCGATTCGTAGGAACTGGAACCCAGATGATGAAACTCATCAAAAACGTCAGCACTTTGTTCACTATGGCTACGTGCCTGGTTTTGGTTTTTACTGTTTTGGTCTTATTCATCTTGTGGGTGCTTTTGCAAAGTCTGGTACTTCTCTCATAAGACAACTAGTTGATGCTGGTACATTAAGTAATTTGCCAGGCGGCTTCAAAGCCAGAGGGTTGCGTGTTAAAGGAGATGATACTCCGATAGCACCAGGCGAATTCCGAGATGTGGACGTGCCCTCTGGCACCATTAAAGATAACTTGATGCCTCTTCCGTACAAGGAACCGAGTCAGGTTTTGTATAGCCTATTAGGTACGATTGTTGAAGAAGGTCGTCGTTTTGCTTCAGCTGGTGACATGAAGGTTTCTGACATGAGCGCAAATGCTCCTGTGGGAACGACTCTAGCCATCTTGGAAAGAACCCTCAAGACAATGAGTGCTGTGCAGGCTCGCATCCACTACTCGATGCGTCAAGAGTTCAAGTTGTTGAAAGCGATTATTCGTGACTACACACCAGAAAGCTATCCGTACGAGCCAGAAGAAGGTGACCGTTCAGCTAAGCAATCAGACTATGACCAGGTAGATGTTATTCCTGTATCAGACCCTAACGCCGCTACCATGGCGCAAAAGATTGTTCAGTATCAGGCGGTGCTTCAGTTAGCTCAAGGTGCTCCGCAGATTTACGACATGCCACAGTTACATCGTCAGATGTTGGACGTGTTGGGTATTAAGAATGCTCAGAAGTTGATTCCGTTGAACGATGACATGAAGCCGGTAGACCCAGTGTCAGAGAACATGGCTGCGATTACAAACAAGCCACTCAAGGCGTTCATCTACCAAGACCATCAGGCTCACATCACGACTCACGTAGCGTTCATGCAAGACCCGAAGATTGCGGCGATGATTGGTCAGAGTCCGAACGGTCAGGCGTTGATGGCCTCTCTACAAGCTCACATCGCAGAACATTTAGGCTTCGCATACCGTCGTCAGGTAGAAGAACAACTAGGCATCACATTGCCTATGCCTGATGAAGAGAAAGGTCTTCCAGAGGAAGTTGAAGTTGAGTTGTCACGTTTGGTTGCTGAAGGAGCTCAACGAGTTCTTGGTATCAATCAAGCTGAGATTCAGGCTCAACAAGCTCAGCAAGCAGCCCAAGACCCTGTTGTACAGATGCAGCAGCAGGACATGATGATTAAGGGTGCTGAGGTAGAGCGTAAGAAGGCTAAGGACCAAGCAGACATCATGCTTAGAGCTAAGCAGCTTGAGCTCGAAGAGTTCAAAGCTATGAATGCAGCAGAAGCAAAATCAACCGAACTTGGCGCAAAGATAGCCAAAGATAAGGAAGATACAGAGTTTAAGCAGGAACTAGAAGGTACAAGAATGGGTGTTGACATTGCTCGTAGCAAGGAAAAGTCCATGATTGAACTAACTAAACTAATGAAGGAAGTTAAAAAGAAAGGTGATTAATGACCGCTCTTGAAATACTAGTGCAACAGCTAGACGAGAAAGTACAACAACTTCAAGAACACGTATCTACAGGGAGACCTGAGTCGTTCGAGGAGTACAAAAGAACTTGTGGTGAGATTAAAGGTCTGCTCACTGCTCGTGGTTATGTATTAGACCTACAACAGAGAATGGAGCAATCCGATGAATGAACTTGACCTAAGTCGAGCTCTTGACCTATCAAATTTGATGGACAAGACCGATGAAGAGAAAGCGTCCCAACTTCCAAAACCTTCTGGCTATCGCATTCTATGTGCTATCCCTGAGATTGAGGAAACGTACGAAAGCGGCCTTATCAAGGCTGACACAACTATGCATTTTGAAGAGCTATTAACTACCGTGTTATTTGTAGTTGATTTAGGTCCAGATTGCTACAAAGACACATCTAGATTCCCAGGTGGTGCTTGGTGCAAAAAGGGCGACTTCATTTTGGTTAGACCAAATGCTGGAACACGCCTAGTTATTCACGGTCGTGAGTTCAGAATCATTAATGATGACAGCGTGGAAGCGGTAGTTGACGACCCACGTGGCATTAAACGTAAATAAGGAGCTATAAATGGCTGAATTTGAGAAAGTAGAATTCGAGTTCCCTGATGAAATTGAGGCTAAAAAAGCTCAAGAACAGGAAACTAAGGTTGAAGAACCTGAGTTAGAGATTGAAGTTGAAGACGATACCCCTGAAAAGGACCGTAACCGCAAGCCTCTAGCCAAAGAAATCGTTGAGGACTTGGAAAAAGACCCACTTGACGAATACACCGATAAGGTTAAAAACAAGCTAATTAACATGAAGCGTGTTTGGCACGACGAGCGTCGTGAAAAAGAACGTGCTTTGCGTGAACAGCAAGAAGCCCTCGCCGTTGCTAAACGCATGCTAGAAGAGAACAAATCTCTAAAAGCCCGTTTAAGTACTGGGGAACAGGCGCTTCAGGAGTCTTTTAAAGAAACTGTAGAGCGTGAGCTTGAAATGGCTAAGCGTGAGTACAAAGAAGCGTACGACGCAGGTGACTCAGATAGACTTGTAGAAGCACAGGAAAAGATTGCTGCGGCTAAGATTAGAGCAGATAAGGTAAATAATTTTAAACCTGCCCCTTTACAAGAAGATAATTTTGAGGTACAAACTCAACAACAGCAGTATGATTCTCCAAAGAGAGACCCAAAAGCGGCTTCGTGGCAAGAGCGAAATACGTGGTTTGGTCAGGATGAAGAGATGACAGCGTTAGCGCTAGGACTGCACGAAAAGTTAGTAAAAGAAAACGGTTTAAGCTATGCGACAACCGACGAGTACTACCAGCGTATTGATAACACGATGCGCAAACGATTCCCTGAGAACTTCGAGGAATCACAAGAAGAAACTGTTGAAGCTGATAAGCCTCAACGTACGAAGCCAAGCACCGTTGTAGCACCAGCGACGCGTTCAACTGGGTCTAAAAAGATTAAGTTAACGAATACGCAAATGGCGACTATTAAGAAACTTGGTATAACCCCTGAACAATATGTTCGCGAAGTGCTAAAAATGGAGGCCCGATAATGGCTGAAAACAGATTAAAAAGAGAACTTGATGACCGTCAACAAACGGAGCGCGTTAAGCAATGGGCTCCAGCTGAATTGCTTCCGGAACCGGATAAGCAAGCGGGATACAAGTACAGATGGATTCGTGTTTCAATGAATGGTCAAGCAGACCCTCGTAATCTCTCTAGAGCGATTCGAGAAGGTTGGGAGCCTGTCCGCGTTGAAGAACAGCCGAAAATGCAAATGCTAATCGACCCCAATAGTCGTTTTAAAGACAATATTGAGGTTGGTGGGTTGGTACTCTGCAAGACGCCTGAGGATTTAGTTGAGCAACGTAATAAATATTATGCTGACCAAACTGCTGCTCAGACTCTAGCTGTAGATAACAACTTGATGAGAGAGAACGACCCGCGTATGCCTATCTTTAACGAGAGAAAGTCTACAACGACGTTCGGCAAAGGCAAGTAATTTTTTAATTTTTAATTTAGGAGTTTTATAATGGCTTATCCAACCGTTTCAGCTCCCTACGGCTTACGCCCAATCAACAGCGTGGATGGCAAACCCTACGCTGGTGCAACCCGTCAATTGCCAATCGCAAGTAACTACAATACTGCGATTTATGCCGGGGATATTGTGGCTTTAGTTGCAGGTGGCACAATTGCTGTATCAGGTGTAACTAATGACTCTACAACTACCGCTGCTAACTTTACTTACGGCGTGTTTATGGGCTGTCAGTACACAAACGCAGCTGGTCAGACTATTCAGTCTCAGTACTACCCAGGCACTTCAGTAACTAACGCTATTGCTTATGTTGTTGACGATCCAATGGCTGCTTTCCAAGTTGCTGTTATTACTTCTTCAAACGCTGTTACTTCTGTTAATAGAAGCGTTGTAGGTATTAACTTGGCAGTGGACCCAGGCGCTGGTGGTTCTACAATCACAGGCAATTCAAGCACTGGAGCATTACTTCCAACAGACGGTAACGGTTCTGCTGCTGCACTACCATTACGTTGCGTTTCTGTAGTTCCAGAGACTGCTACCGGCACGAATGCGTTCGTTGAAGTAGTTGTTAAGTTAAACAACCCACAAATTACTCGCCCAACAGCGATTAATTATGCGGCTTAATTAAGGAGCATTTAAATGGCTATTTCACGTGCACAACTCTTAAAAGAGCTACTACCGGGATTGAACGCATTGTTCGGACTTGAATACGCTCGTTATGGTGAAGAACACAAAGAACTCTACGAAACAGAGACTTCTGAGCGTTCATTTGAAGAAGAAACAAAGTTGTCAGGTTTCTCTGCAGCTCCTGTTAAAAACGAAGGCTCAGCCATCGCTTATGACAATGCTCAGGAAGCTTTCACAGCTCGCTATACACACGAAACTATCGCTTTAGGCTTCAGCTTGACTGAAGAGGCTATCGAAGACAACTTGTATGAC